TCGGTTTTTTCTCTCAGTTTCATCATAGTATTTATGTCTGTAACCTCTTTAAAAAACTCTTGATCAGTTAGCCAAGAAAAGATTACTAAGTTCATTACTAAATCATCATGAGCGCCAGATTCGGCCTCGTATGAAGATCCCTTTTTCGAAAAACGAGATAACTCTTGTATTGTGTTATAGTCTTGTACTATAAGTTGATTCTGTTCGACCAACATTTTTAATATTGAACAACCGATGCTTTTAACACTCTTTGTTGTTCGTATCCCATTGTCTACTTTTTTACCAAAGCCACTGGAGATTCTTTTTCCGTTTCTCCCGGCATTTTCAGTGTAAAGAAGATTTTCATAGCCATAATCCATATAAAGAACATCTGCAACTTGTTCACCAATATCGTTAATTTCAATTAAAACAGACGCTTCGTTATACATTAATCCTAATCTATATATAACAGACGCAAAATCAACTGGGCCCACCATATTGTCACGGAAAACACACACTTGACTATAAGGCATATTCGTGACATCAATAATGCTAAATGTTGAGTAGTCAAGTCCTTTGCCTCGAGATACATCAACAGTCATTACATATACACGATCAGGTTCTGGTTTCGCATATTGTGTTACACCTTCTGAATCTGCTAAAGGTCGCGAATACGCAAGTTGTTTGAGCTTACTTCCATCAATAAGTGTACCAGAACTTCCTAAGAATTCTCCACAGTATTCCTGAGCAAACTTTTGTTCGTCAAAATCAAGTGCGGCAAGAGTTTCTTGTCTCCATTTCTCATCTCGGCCAGGTACATCATTCCACATGACCTTAACAAACTCGTAACCATTCGTTCCTTCTTCAGCACCTTTGCATGTTTTCCAAAAGTGATTCAGACCATTTGGTGTGGAAGTCATTAATAGTTTTGTACTCTCACCGGATGAGATTGTAGGATATACAGAAGCGAAGAACTCATCATACCCTTCAATAAACGCAACCTCATCAAGATACAAGAATGATATTGACTTACCTCGAATAGCCGATGAAGAAGTAGTACCTGCATAAATCTTACAACCATTCTCAAGAACAATACTATACTTGTTCCACTCTTCAACACCTTGCTGCATCCATTTAGGTAATGCTTCATATGCAATCTTAACTCGATCAAGTACTTCTTTTGCAGCATCTCCTTTGTTAGCGAGAATCGCAGTTGTTTTGTACTCATTGAATAAGATATAATGTAGAATTACAGCAACGGCCGTAGTTGTCTTACCGGCCTGTCGAGCTGTTAATACTGCTACTCGACGATTGTTTGTAATCTTTTCTGTAATTTCTTTTTGATAATCATACATGTCAAGAGGAACGAATCCTCTATCAACGTGTACAATCTTAATGTAGGTCTCAGCAAAGTAGACCGGATCTTTCATACATTTCATGTACTCCTTTAGGTTATCAGGAGTAAATTCAATTTGTTCACCGATACGCTTTAGATTAGTATTACCAAGATAGCCACTAGTCATCTTCACCCTTTATCATCTTAAGTAAATCGGCCGTTGATACAATAAGATTATTATTTGTAACTTGGGTTTCTGCTTGCTTTTCTTCTTTAGCATAGCGCTTTTTAGTAGACATCTCAACATAATCTTTGTTAGCGTCTAGTAAAGTTTTCATGAGAGTGGAGACAACTTCAAAAGCTCGAGGTGATTCTGACTGCTTTGCAATCTCGACCATTTCTTTTACAGAGTCATCACCAAGATTAATAATGTTTTCGATATTACGTTTAGCAAGCTCTATGTCTTTAAGATTTTCTTCTGCGGCTCTTTCACTTGCTATGCTCGTAACAGGAAGATTACTTTCTTGTACAACCGGAAGCTGCTCAGTAATATCTTCTACAGGCTTTGGCTCCTGATCTTTCTCGATCGGTGCTAGTCCCATGCTTTCTAATATCTTGTCTCCACTCATAATTATTCTCTCGTAATGTATAGCATAAAGTACGATGAATGTAAATCTAGGCTACGAACAGTCGCATTATCCCACATCGTGTTATTAATAAAGTACCCATCACCTGCACCACGTAACGTATGGCGAGGAGAATCTTTGAAATGCTTGAGAAACGTATCACGAAAATGGAAAAAGCGTTCTAGAGTATTGTCACCTGCTTGTGTGTGTATTTCAATCGCCATGTGCTTAACATTTTTATCTATGAACTCTAAGTTCTCTTCATTCAAAATGTCGTATTCGTTTCCTTCGATATCTATTTTGAGATAATCAATACGATCAATACTATAATCACGTATAAACTCGCGGAATGACATTCGATCTATTTCATCAAATCCTACATCATCTTCGTGAGTAGTAAATACACCACCGGCACCAGTAGCACCTTCGTTAGCAGCACCCATAATACAATTAATAGGATACACTTTAGTTGTGGGCTCATTCATGATATGTTCTGCAACATTATCAATAGCAGTTCGTAGAAGCTTACGATTACCTTCGATCATGTATACTTTAGAAGCACCTCTGTCTAATGCTCCAGCTGACATCATTCCAATACATGCACCAATATCTACCACGATATCGCCGGGCTGTACTTGATAGTGTCTTTCGTAATCTCGAGTTCGGAAAAACTCTTGATAAAACGTTGAGGCCATTTCAAGAACTATACCATCAGTGTTCATCACTTGTGTTAACGCTTTCTTTCTATTTTTTAACATAATATATTCATCCTTTATTAATCAGAAGGTGCTGTATTAGCAATCTCCTCGGCGTAAGCCCAATTGTCATCAAAATCAATCAAACTATAATCTATACTTAGTTCTTGATCAGTCGTTGGTTCGTTATTCGCTGTCATACCCGGTTGAAGTGTATAGAATTCTTCAAATGGTGTGTCGATCGGTGTATCTGTAGCATATCGTACATCGATAAACTTGATAATCTTTTTCTCACGTTCTGGTCCAAAGAACCATCCTTTCATCGTGAAGTTCAGTGTATATAAAATACTTCGTCTTTCTTCAAATCCTGCTTCGTATATATCTTCAGTTGTTACTCCTGTGAGTATCAAAGGAATATCTATAGGATCTACACCTTCAATAAGACGAACAGTACTCGTAAAATCTGGATTGAAGAAAGGTATAATTTGTTCAAGAAGCTTAGTAGCATCTTCTTGATATTTAGACATTATATACAACGAAAATTCGAGGTTGTATGGTGAACCAGCATATGTAAATTTACGACCGCCGGTTGCATCATCGACTACGCTTTTACGTATCTTAGTGGTGGGAGCAATCTTTCGTTCTGCATCATACGACATGCTAGTCATTTCAAAAGACATGCGCGGTAATTGTATTGCTGATTTTGTTTTATTTAAATCAGGTGCTTGATCGAGTCTTGCTAAAATCTTTTGATAAGGAGCATAGGAAATAGGTACAATCATACGCTGCTGAAGGACTTGATTGTTGTCAATCCTTTCAACAGTCAACTGATTAAAGTACGTGCCGAATAAGGCTACATACTTTCGAGTTGTTTGATTATAAAAGTAATTTGCTAATGCCATCAGTCATCACTTATTGTTATGTTTTCGCTAAATGGATCTACCTCAGAGAAATCGAGAATAGCATCTGCTTCTTGTTCAAATACGTAGTTACGAGCAAGTACATCTGCATTTTCCGTTTCACCGAATATATTAGGTTCAGTATTCGCCAAGTCAGCAAGAGTAGTTGTAGGTGTAGTATCGATAGGATCGAAGTAATTATCAATTGCATCTCGACCTGTTTCAAAACGTTGACCACTGTATTCTACAAGTTCACATTGCATATCGTAAACCTGTAATGCACCGCTTTGATAGAATAAGCTTTCATGTTCTACAAACTTGATTTCATACATCTTTTCACTTAGTGGGAAGTAAATAATATCACCTTCTCGAGGACGAATGATATCAGTAACTTCTCGTGTAACATGCTTTTCAAATGTACGATTCGCTACGGTCAATGTCATTTGATCGCGTATTTGTAAACCGAACTTAGAAAGGAAATCACCTTCTCCTTCGAATGCATCTACATTTTTAACATAGGTTTCGAATTGGAAAGTTTCATCGTAGAGTGGAAGATCATCTTCATTAAATACGCGATCAACAGCGCCTAAAGAACGCTTGACGTAAATAATATCAACACCATAAATTTTGATGCTTTCAATTACAAGATCATCAATAAGCTGTTGCTCATTGAAGTGATCATAGTTTCGAAAGAATACATTAGTAGCCATGATTTATCCAATGAAGTTGTAGGTCAAAGGCTGTAAAGAAGAAACCGCTTCTTCTTCCATTTTTTCGCGTTCTGCTTTTGCCTCTGTTAGTATTTGCTCTCCGTTAAACGATACACCTCCAACCAATTGCATTCCAGTAAACTTAGTAAGATTAAGTCCCCATTGCTCTCGGATGAGTGCAGATGCATAGTTTTGTAACCATCGGTCACCCCATACATCTGAGTATGTATCTGGATCAATTACGTCGTAAGCTTCAATGATAATATATTCGCCTTCAGAAAGAAAACTCTTATCAACATCGATATGTAATTTGTTTACGTGCTTATTATATCGAATCATTGGTTTACCAACAAGAATTTCCTGAAGGAAAGATAAATGACTCATTGCCATATAATAGTTTTGAACATTATAGCCAGTAATATCTTCAATGTTATTCAATACAAATTGATACTGAACATTAAAAATACCAGAACCTGTAGAAAGATTAGTCGTTAAAGGAAAGACTCCTGAAATACCGAGCAATCCTTGAGGTAGAGTAATGTACCCATTCGTAGCATCTTCCGCAGTAATTTGATGTTTCAAATAAACTTGCTGGCTGCCGTTGTAATGATAATCTCTCCAATACGAAACTGCTTCGTCAACCCTATCATCAACCTGCTCTTCAGCTACGTTTATTTCAATTACAGGGGCGCCTATTTTACGAAGGACGTAATCTTTAAACTCTTCTCTTGTCGTTGGTTGCGCCATGTTTTTTTCTCTATAACTGGTTTATATGTTCTATTTATAAGGCGATTAATTCTAATTTAGTTGGACTGTACGACGTAAACTGTTCGTGTTAAAGTAGGCGAGAGTGAGGTAAAGCCGTCCTTAACTTCACATAAAGACGAACCGGTTCCCACTGTAGTACCTGTGCGATCTAGTCTTACATTAGCAGTCCAAGTACCACCACCTTGGTGAGTCATTGCGTAAAAGAAAGAACTAAACTCACATAACAAAGAACCTGAAGTAACTGTTGGGTTTGGTACAACGAGATTATATGTTCCCGACGTATTCAGTCCTGTAGCAGTAAATGTTTCGCTCGTCGAGTTGTCTTGGTTGAGCAATGTGAAATTATTACCGTTAGAACATGTAAGAGTCTGTGAAGGAGCTGTTGATGTGTCATTAATCGTAAACGTATCACTTGCAACGATTGTGCCACTCGTGCTTCCTGTTCGTATTCTGATAGTTCCGGTTTCTGCACCTTCAGTTGTAGAATCTGCTGTAGGTGTTGCAGTGAACGAACCTGCGTTTGAACTTATGCTAAAGCTTCCTGACGATGTGCTAAAGTCACCAGCCGGCTCGACAGACCAGTACAATGTCGTGCTATCCGCCACGTTTGTGGTTGTAACGTTCATGGTACCAGCAACACCTTCATCGATAGAAGCTGGAGCTGTAACGGCATAAGTTGGTGCAGGTGTTTGTGACGTATCATTAATTGTAAAGGTATCCGTAGCAACAATTGTACCACCTTGGCTACCAGTTCTTAAAGTTATAGTAGCTGTTTCAGACCCTTCGGTCGTAGTGTCAGCATCCGGTGTTACAGTAAACGATCCTGCATTACTGGTAATTGTGACTGTACCGCTACCTGTACTAAAGTCTGCTGGTGAATCACCTGTAGTTACTGACCAGTACAATGTCGTGCTATCCGCCACGTTTGTGGTTGTAACGTTCATGGTACCAGCTGAACCCTCATTGATAGAAGCTGGAGCTGTAACAGCATAAGTTGGTGGTGTTGTTGAAGTATCAATAATATCAACATCTCTACCAGTTACTTGATTTGTTCTACCTGCGTCATCGTATACACGTATTGTTGCAGTTTCAGTACCTTCAGTTGTATTATCAGCTGTAGGTGTAATCGTAAACGTACCCGAGTTACTGTTAATAGTAAGAGTACCAATGTCTGTATTAAAGTCACTAGCAGGACCTGCTAACCAGTAAAGTGTAGTGCCATTCGATACGTTCGTGGTGGTTACAGTCATCGTGCCTGTCGCGCCTTCATTAAGAGTAGCGGGACCTGCAATTGAATATGTTGGTGGTGTTGTTGAAGTATCATTAATTGTAAAGGTGTCGGTTGCAACGATTGTACCACTTGTACTTCCTGTTCTGAGGCTGACTGTACAAGTTTCAGCTCCTTCAGTCGTAGTATCAGCAGTAGGTGTACGAGAAAACGATCCTGTGTTACTATTAATTGCAACTGTTCCGGATGGA